CGCTGAGCCTACGAGTCTGGGGATCCGGACCAGCCTGGCAAACTCGCGCACTCAGTGGGAGCGCGCGGTATCGAGACGTTGTCTAGCAAGCTAGATACAAGTACAGCCGCAGCCTAATTACCTGCGGTTAGAGCAGCCCCGCATCTCCCGGTGTGGGGCTGCTCGCATTCCCGGGAGAAGAGAAATTCAAATGGTGTCTACGCCGTGTGCCCACTGTGGTTCCGTGTTTACGTATGACAAATCAGGCCCAGGGCGATTGCGTAAGTGGTGCCCCGAGTGCCGGAGGAGCTTGCACCAACCGGCGCGACCCGCTTCTGTGGCGTGTGTTCACTGCGGCTGCGGATTCACCTATATGCAGGCCGAGCGTGGCCCTGCACGTAAGTGGTGTTCGGAGTCCTGCCGACTAAAGGCTTACCGTGATCGTTGCGCCGATAGGCGCACGCCCTGTCTCGATTGTGGTCAACCTTCCTGGGGTGAGCGGTGCCACTCATGTTCGAGTGCGGCGAGATGCGTAGGCCCCGTTCCGAATAAGCGGTTGTGTGAGTGTGGCGCGTTGCGCAGCTATGGAGCGAAGCGGTGCATGGCCTGCTGGCACAGGAAGATTCAGCGGCCAGAAGGTCAACGGCGGAAGCGCGTCTGGGTTCCCTACATCTCAGATATGAGCCTTTCTTCGAGTCGTTGGCGTCGGATTCGGGAGCAGGTGATCACCGAGGAGCCTAACTGTCGCATTGCCATACCTGGAACTTGCACAGGTGTGAGTGACACGGCAGACCACATCATTCCGAGGTCAATTCGGCCAGACCTGATGTTTGTGAGGAGCAACCTCCGGGGCGCTTGTCATGCCTGCAATTCAAAGCTCGGCAACGGTGGAATTGCTAGAAGGAGACTGACTATCACCCCAGCCTGCCTGGCTATACCTGGGCTAGGTCACACCGCGTGCCGGGTGTGTGGCGGGGATTTTCAGCAACGGCAAGCCGCACACAAGTACTGCGGCGCGGAGTGCCGCCGGCTGGCTCGAAAGAAGCGTCAGGAGCCGCGTATGGCCCACTGTGCCTTGTGTGCGTCAGAGTTCTTGCGGTCCAACCTGCAGGAGAAGTACTGCACAGATGATTGCCGCGCTGAGGTTTACGCGCGGCGGATGCGCGATCGGTACCGGGCAGCGCATGGCTTGCCGGTGGACCCGAACGTGCCGACGAAGTCTTACGGAAGGAGGCGGCTATGGCGGGACGCGGACCAGCCCCGAAAGACCCTAGCCAGCGCCGCCGCATGAATAAGCCTGAGCCTGTAACCGTCATCACTGCCGACGGTGAGCTTCATGGTCCGGAGTTGCCTGACACTCATGAGTGGCCGGAGGCGACTTTGGCGTGGTGGGAGACGTGGCGTAAGTCTGCGATGGCTCCCAGGTTCACTGATACGGACTGGTCCTTTCTGTTGGATACGGCTGTCTTGCATGCTGAGTTCTGGATGGGTGATCGGAAGTTGGCGGCGGAGTTGCGGCTGCGTGTGGCGAAGTTCGGCGGGACGGTTGAGGATCGTGCCCGCTTGAAGGTTGAGATCGGCGATCCGGATAGGTCGCCGGCGCCGAGGCGTTTGCAGCCAAAGTCGGCGCAGGATCGCAAGGCGCGGTTGCTGCGGGCGGTCGGCGATAGTGGCGAAGTCGAGCCCTAGCCAGTTCCGGTCGCTGGGGTTCTATGCGATCGCGTGGATTGAGCACTTTCTGGTTCATGGCCCGGGTGATGTGCAGGGTCAGTCGATCGAGTTGGACGATGAGTTCGCTGCTTTCATTCTGAAGGCGTACGAGGTCGCGGACTCTGGGGGCCGGAAGGTTCGCCGAGCATTCCTGTCTCGGGCGAAGGGCCGTAGCAAGTCTGGCCTGGCGGCGATGATCGAATGTTTCGAGGCTCTGGGGGAGTGTCGATTCGACCATTGGGCCGAAGAGGGTGAAATATCGGACTGGGGTTACGAGTACGAACCAGGTGAGCCGGTCGGCCGACAGTTGACCTACGTCGAGTGTTTGAACGTCGCGACTGAAGAGTCGCAAGCGGGTAACACTTACGATGCCGTCTACTACATGCTTCACCCCGATACCAGTTCACCTGAACTGTTGGATCGGTTCGGGAAGTTGGATGTCGGGTTGACGCGGATCAACCTGCCAGAGTCCCGAGGGTTCATTGAGCCGGTGTCGGCGTCGAATGAGTCGAAGGACGGCGGGAAGTCGACGTTCATCGTCGCCGATGAGACGCATCTGTGGCTGCCGCCGATGAATGGTGTTTTCAGGCTGGGGAAGATGCATCAGACGATGGTGCGTAACCTGCTGAAGCGTAAAGAGTCGTCGGGGTGGATGTTGGAAACCTCCACGATGTACGCCGAGGGTGAGAAGTCGGTTGCTGAGGGCACGCATGATCACGCGAAGCATTTGGCGGAGTTGGGTCGCAATGACGGGAAGTTGTTGTTTGATCACCGTCAGGCTTCTGAGAAGTGGGATTTAGGGAAGCGTAGCGAGCGGATCAAGGCGCTGAAAGAGGCGTACGGTCCGGCTGCGGCGTGGATGGATCTTGAGGCTATCGCGGACTATTGGGATGATCCGCAGGCTTCGGAGGCGGAGTTCAGGCGGTTCTTCCTTAATCAGCCGGTGCCGTTGGCGGCGCCGAACATCTTCGATGTTGTGCGGTGGTCGTCGCCGCCTTTGTTGAACGCGGATGTTCCACCGCCGGATCGTGTCGTGTTGACGGTGGCGGTGGCTCCTGATCGTCGGTGGGCGTGTATTGGGCTGGCCGGCGAATCGGAGGGTCGCACAGTGGTGCTGTGTCATTCGATGCGCGGCCTTGCCGGTGTTGCAGCCAAGATCGTTGAACTGCAGGAAGTGCGGGATATCGCTGAGAAGGTTCGCCTTGCCGGCGCAGCGGCGCGCGTTCTAGCTCCCGATCTGACGCAGGCTGGCGTGGAGTTCGAGGTGATGTCGCAAACCGAGATGGGTGCGGCGTGCGGCGCGTTTCAGCAGGCGTATCACGACGGAACCATGGTTCATGTTGGGCAGCCGGAGTTGGACCGTGCTGTGGCGAACGCTCAAACCCGTATGAGTGGTGAGTCTGAGCAGTGGGACCGCCGCGACCCGAAAGTTGATGATTCGCCGCTGATCGCTTGCTCGGCGGCGTTCTACCGATGGGGACTTCAAGAGGCTCCCGTTCCGGCGATCTACTGAGGAGGTGTGATACTTGGGATTCTGGACGTGGATTAAGAACGGCGCACTGGACCACGAGGGTGTCACCCCTAACGAGAACGGTCCTTCCGACGTTAATCCGGGCGATCCTGACGGATTTGAGTTCCTTCATGAGCCAACTGAGGCTCGCGCACTGCCGGTTCCGATGCCTTCTTCATGGTCCGGGTGGCCGGGGGACTGGTCTACCCCGAACTGGACGCAAAACGGCTTGAACAAGCTGATTGACACGGCATGGGCATGTTTGGACTTGAACTCGCGGGTTCTAGCGTCAATGCCGGTATATCGGCTTCGATCGGGCCAGATTGTTGAGCCTCGGACGTGGATGATCAACCCTGATCCAACGATTTACGCATCGTGGCAGGAGTTCGCTAAGCAACTGTTTTGGGATTACATGCTTGGTGAGGCGTTCGTGCTGCCAATGGCGACACGAGCCGACGGGTTCCCGCTGCGGATGCGTGTCGTGCCGCCTTGGTTGATGAACGTGGAGATGCGTGGCGGCACCAGGTCGTACAGTCTGGGGTCAACTGACGTTACCGGCGAGATCCTGCATATCCGCTACCAGTCGAGCACTGCGGACGCTCGGGGGCATGGCCCTTTAGAGGTGGCCGGTGCGCGCATGACGGCGATAGGCCTGTTGCAGCGGTATGCCAACAAGATCGCCGAGACCGGCGGCACGCCGATGTATTGGATGGAAGTAGAACGCAGACTTAATCAGTCCGAGAGTGAAGACCTTCTTAATCGTTGGGTGGAGTCGCGTGCCCGCCGCCTGGGTGAACCCGCTTTGGTGACAGGTGGGGCCAAGCTTAATCAAGCGTCGTCGATGAGCGCCAAGGATTTAACACTACTGGAGTTGCAGCAGTTCAACTCGGGGCAGATGGCGATCCTGTTGGGCGTTCCTCCGTTCCTTGTCGGCCTGCCCAATCCGGGTGGCATGACTTACAGCAATGTGACCGATTTGCTCAGTTTTCACGATAGGTCTTCGCTTCGGCCGGCGGCATCTGCTGTGATGTCTGCTCTTTCATGGTGGGGGCTTCCAACAGGGCAGACGGTTGAATTGAACCGCGACGAGTACAGCCGTCCCGAGATTAAGGAACTCGCTGAGTCTTACAAGATTCTGATCGAGGCTGGCGTGATGAAGCCGGAGGAGGCTCGCGTGATGTTGCGGTTGAACGGACCGGCACCGAAAACGCCTGACCCGGGGGCTCCGTCGTCGGCGGCGCTGTCGCTTACCGGAGGAGATGACGCATGAGTGAACTTGAGGTGGAGAGGGCTCCGCTGGCCCCCATTGAACACCGATATGCCGGCGTCAAGGTCGGTGATGTCGACTTCGCCCAGCGGCTCATCACGGTCATCGCTGCGCCGTATGAGCAGCCAGCGCCGGTGGAATACCGCAGTGAAATTTGGAACGAGTTATTCGAACGCGGCGCGTTCAATGCGATCACCGCCGCGCCTCACAGGGTGAGGGCTAATCGTGATCACAACAAGACCAGAACTGTGGGCAAGGTGATGCAGTTCTTCCCGGAGCATGAAAGCGGTCTGGTGGCTGAGGTGCGGATCGCGAAAACCCCCTTGGGGGATGAGACGTTGGCTTTGGCCGATGAGGACATGCTCTCTGCCAGTGTCGGGTTCGGCGTCCGCCCCAGCGATCAGGTGTTGGAGCGGCGCACAATGACACGCCGGATCAAAACTGCCTACCTTGATCACCTTTCATTCGTGGAGAGCCCAGCATACGTGGGCGCTCAAGTGCTTTCTGTGCGCGATACCGCCGGGGGTGAAGCGGCGAAACTTGATCCGCTGAGAACCCCCCTCCTAGACCAGTTCACCGCCGACGAGGTGTTGCGGTGGGCTTCTGAGCGCCTGAACAAGAAGTAAGGCACTCCGGCGTCGAAACAGAAGTAGACGCGCTAACCGACCGAATAGCAGTAGGTCAAAGGGCTGAATCGCAGTAAGCCGCAACCCTCCCCTTTGCACTACACAAACTATTCGGAAAGGTAACAATCATGGGCGCTTCTACTGCCGCCAATGACATCATGGTTCGTCGTCTCGAAGAGGAGCTGCGGGAAAAGCAGACCTTCGCCAACGGCATCATCGAACGCGCAAACGCATCGAACCGCGATCTGTCTCCCGAGGACAACGAACTTCTGGTCGAAACCCGCGGCCGGATGCAGGTCATCAAGGATCAGCTTGACAACCTGGAAGACATCTCCAAGGTCGCCTACGAAACGCGGAACCGGGCTCAGCAGGTCGGCAACGCCATCGACGAACTCCGCGGAAAGCCTGCCACCGGCGAGGTTGAGTACCGCTCGGCGGGGGCGTACATCGTGGATGTTCGCAACGGCGCCATCGGTGATCGCGATGCCCAGGAACGCCTGGAGGTGTTCTACCGCGCCGCGGCTCACCAGAAGACCTCCGACAACCTGGGCATTGTCCCGGACCCGGTGGTCGGCGAGGTCATCAACTTCGTTGACGCTCAGCGCCCTCTGGTTCAGGTTCTTGGGCCGCGCCCGTTGCCGGGTGCCCGCTGGACCCGCCCCCGCGTCACCCAGCGCACCGCAGTAGCGGTACAGGGCGCCGCAGGCGAAGCTGCCGACGAGAAGACGGAACTGACCAGCCAGAAGATGGTCATCGGCGAACTGGAAGGCAAGGTGAAGACCTACGGCGGCTACGTGAACGTGTCGCGGCAGAACATCGATTTCTCCTCGCCGCAGGCGTTCGACATCATCGTCAACGATCTGGCTCAGCAGTACGCACTCGAAACTGAGGGCGCAACGGCCGCCGCGGTGGCGGCCACCGGAACCACTGCGGTGACCTACGATCTCACCCCGGCTACGGGCACCCCTCAGCAGGCCGTTGCTGGTGCCCTGTGGTCGGCTGCAGGGAAGGTGTACACCGCCGTGAAGGGCGCCGGGCGGGTCATCCTCGTGATGGCGCCTGACGTCCTGGGCACGTTCGGCCCGCTGTTCGCGCCGATCAACCCGCAGGACGGGTTCGGCTCCGGTTTCTCTGCGGCGAACTTCTCACAGGGCGTCGTCGGACAGGTTGCTGGTATCACCGGCATCATGTCGGCGGGGCTGGCTTCTGGAGAGGCGTATGTGTTGTCCACTGCCGCAGTCGAGGTGTACGAACAGCGGATCGGTCAACTTCAGGTTGTGGAGCCTTCGGTGCTCGGTGTGCAGGTCGCCTATGCCGGTTACTTCTCCACGATGACGATCGCGGCTGACGCCATCATCCCGCTTGAAGCGGCCTGATGTTCGTTCGTAAGGGCCAGGCGCTGGGGTCGGTGCTTCACGGCACCGACCCTGGTGCTGAACCTCCAGTTGAGTTGCCGGCAGCGGAGGAGCCCAAAGGCCAGAAATTGGAGATGCGGGAGCTCTCGTCCAGTGATCTTGAAGGCCTTGAGCGGCCGAAGGATTACGCCACCAAGGCCGAGTGGGTGGAGTTTGTCGTTGCCAAGACGGCAGAGACCGAACAGCCAGTTTCGGTCGACGAGGCGGATGCGCTGTCAAAGAACGAACTGATCGAACTCTACGGAGGCTGAGATGGCAACTACCACAAAGCTGCAGGATTTCCTTGGGCGTTGGTTGACTAATGCCGACCCTGGAACGTCGAACGCTACGGACCACCTTGGGCGGGCGGTTGTCGCGTCGGACAAGGATTTTGTCGGGCGCGCGTTGGTTTTCGACAATCCGTCAGATTGGGTGACAGCTACGGCGTATGACGTTGGCGACTATGCTCGATTGACTGGCGGTGAGATCGTGGAATGCACTACTGCTGGAACGTCTGGCGCGTCCGAGCCGACCGCACCAGCGGTCGGTGGGACGGTCACAGACGGCACCGCCGTGTGGACGCGGCTGCACTAAATGGCTGAGATCGCCACCACGGACCTGCCGGCGGTGACGCTGACACGGTTCGGCAGTACCGAAGCTGCGCAGGCGGCGCTGGACGCTGTCCTCGCCGCCGCGCGGCGCTACTGCGGCTGGCACGTCTCACCTGTGATGTCGGGTGACGAACTTACCCTCGACGGCCCCAGTGGATGCGTTCTAGACCTTCCCACAAGGAAGTTGAAAGCATTGACTGAGGTCGTTGAGGACAGCGTCGATCTTGATGTGACGAAACTTGACTGGGCTCAAGACGGCCCACACGGTGCCCCGGTGCGTAAACAGTCGGGCGCGCGCTGGTCATGCCGATACAGGTCGATTGTGGTCACCATTGATCACGGGTTCACTGAGGCTGAAGCAGCCGATTGGCGTAAGGCCATAATCGACATGGTCAACACCGTCTCGTATTCGAGTAGCACAAGCGGTGACGACTTGAAACGTAAACGGGTCGATAACGTCGAATACGAGTGGTTCGATTTCACCGCGGCAGCACAGGACGCCGTCTATAGCGCCCAAGCTGTGTTGGATTCCTACCGCATCCATGAAGTGATGTTCGTGTGAGCGATTTCGGCTCCCAAACGCTGGTTTTCACGGTCGAAACCGGCACTGGCGTGTTTGATGATTTCGGCAATGAGATCGTCACGGAAACCACGCAATCGGTGTCCGGTTGTCATCACCGCCCGTTGAGCGCTTCAGAGGCTGCTGAGGCGTACGGGAATGTGGCGCGGCAGGTGTGGCGGTCCACTTGCCCGCCAGATGCCGCTGTGGCGGCGGCGAAGTCGACGGGAAAGTTCACTGAGGACGGGAAGATGTTCCACATCATCGGTGGGGTTCAGCCGCACCGGGATTTCAGCGACCCATTCGTGGTCACCATCGATGCTGAGTATTACCCCGAGTAGGGAGCGAAAAGTGGGATTCTACAACGTGATAAAGCCGTGCGTGGTGGGGAAGTTGCACTACACACGCCCCACAGAGCAGCCAATCGAAGTGGACGACGACACCGCTGCACCTTTGGTGGAAGTGGGCGTGCTCGTGCCCTATGCGCCTGGCGGCGTGACTGCGGACTTGGTGGCGATGTCGTATTCGATGCGTCACCCGGAGGGCGTTCCGTTCGTTGCCGACGAGTCGCCCGCGCTGGATGAAGCCACCGCGTTCACCGAAGCCATCGAACCAGGGGCATTCAAGGAATCGGCCCGTCGTTCCCGCGCCCGCAAGCCCAGCGCGGAATCCTAACTCCCGTCGGTGCGGCCCTCCAGCCGCTCAAGCCGTGCTCGCAACTCAGCAACTTCTTCATCAGTCCGCGTCGACTTGTCACGGACGGCATCGAGGGCATCCTCCAGCTTCTTCTGGCGAATATCAGTTCTCCTGTTGAATTCCATCTGCATGGCGAATGCAGATGCTACGACTTGGAATGCCTGACGCACCTCAGGGTCAACGCCAGAGAGGTCGACGTTGACCACTTTGGATTGGCCACGGGCAAGCGCACGGGACGACCGACGTTGCTGCCCCTTGGCGAGACGTAAGTGCTCCTCCGGTTCAACGATGCGGTAGCCGACGTTAACGACGGCTTCGACGGCGTGCTTGTCGACTTTCTCTAACTCGATGGCGGCGCGGCGCATGGCTACCTGGATGGTGTGCTTGTCGCCCGCAGGGTCGAGTTCGAGGAGTGCGGCCATTTCCTCGTAGGTGAGGACATCGTCGACCGAACGTTCCTGTAGCGCGGCGTAGAGGATGCGCCAGCGGGCGGTTTCCCCGGCGGGTTCGAAGGGGCTCATGCGGCAAGCTCTTTCGCAACCTGTTCGACGGTGGCGGTGAAACGGCCGAAGCGGGGACGCCAGTCGCCTAGGCCGATGAGCGAACCGGCGTTGTCCGCGATCCCGGCGAGGTCGTCAAGTTCGAGAACTGACGGGTCTAGGACGCCTTCGGCCTGTACTGCCCATTCGGGGAACCAGGGTCGGCAGCGCATGGTGCGTGAGGTGCCGACTTTGACGGACGCCATGTGTCGCCAGCCTTGATCCCAAAGGCCCTGCTCGTCGCGAGGACCCTTGTAGGACAGCGGGTTGACGTCGGTGGCGATGAATACACCGCGGGTGACTTTGACGCCCATCTTGGTCAGCTTGGCTCCGTCGACCAGTGCGCGGGCGATGTTCTCGCCTGGGATGTAGGGGCCGATGTCGGGGTCGATGTAGAGGCCACCGGCGAACTCAAGTCGGGCGATCTGTTCGTGATCGTCGTCCGTCTTGTTGCGTTTCCCGGTGACTTTCTTGAGTGCTTTGGTTGCCGGGTCGAGCGGGTTGGACAACCTGCTGTTGTGCATGAGTAGTGGGGCCGTTCCGGTCAGCGTGATGGTGAAGTCGATCATCAATCCTCCTAGTTGAGTTGGGCAAACCCCTTGCCTTGCCTAGCCTTGCAGCGCCAAGGCCTGCGCAGCCGCGACGTGCCGCTACATGCCGCGCCGAGCGTGCTCGTGGTGAGAGTCGAACTCACATAACCATTCACGAGCTAGATAGATCCCTTGTCCTGGCCTGCCCAATCGGGCCAAGCCGCGCGGTGCAACGCCCTGCACTGGCACGCGGAGCCGTGCGCGCTCGTCGTCGGAGTCGAACCGACATTGACCATCCGAGCTAGTTAGAACCCCTGCCGTGACTAGCCTCGCCCCTCCTCGACTCGCCACGCCGGGCGGCGCCATGCCGAGCCTTGCCGCGCCTAGCCGTGCAGTGACCACTATGCCATACAGCGGCATAGATACGCAATAGAAAGGGATGTATGCAATGAAACTGTCCGACCTGATCCCGCAGCCAGACATTGATGCAGCCCTTGAAGACGATGATGCGGTCGTCTCGTACATGATCGCCGTCGCCAAGCAGGGCGTTGATTACGCCCGAGCGATTGCACCAGTCCATGAAGGCTCATATCGCGATGGCATCCGCGTGGGTCGCCGTGGTAACCGCGGGGTCCAGATCGAGTTCTCCGACTACAAGTCCCATTGGGTGGAGTTCGGTACTGAGGATCAGGAGCCGAACCCGGTCCGTGCCCGCACCGAGAATCATTTGCAGGGCACCGAGAACGGATGACCGCCCCGCTTAAGCCTGATACTGATGCGCCTGCAGCGGAGGTGTTCATGCGGGCCTGGTTGTTGCCGATCGTGACGACCATCCCCGCGGGTGCTGGTGTCGGCTCGGAGTTGTGGAAACGCAAAGCAGCCCCGTTGACGCCGATGCCTCTGCCGTATTGGGCGCCGCGCCGGGTGACGGGGCGGCAAACCGAGTACTCCGATGAACCGGTCATCCACCTGCATAGCTTCGGTTCGACCTACAGTTCGGCGGCGCAGGCCGGTATGGCTGCTGATGATCGGATGCGGGTGCTTGTGGAGTACCCGAACTGGACTGTCACCCTCTCCGATGGGCGGGTCGTGAACTGCGACTGGGTTGAGATCGACGCCGCCGCCCACCATGAACCGTATGGCGCTGAAGCGGTGGTGGAGCATTTCGTCTCCGAATACCGCCTTGGTCTTTCGTTTTCGTAACCCATATTCGTCCCGGCTTTAGGTCGGGTCGCGGCAACCGCCGCACCAACAGCCCACTTCACCGCCGGATGCCCTTTCGGCGTTCCTCCCTTCCTGTTCTCTCGAAAGGACGTTCAGCATGCCTGATTTGCGACCGCTGACCGGCGGCTCTTGGCAGGGCGCCGGCCTCAATGACCGTGCACCCGAGTTCCTTCGCCGCGGTAAGGCGAAGGCCGCGCAGGTGCGTGACGCGCTCGGCTCCGCCACTGATATCAGCCCGCACAACGCGGACGGGTCGGTGCGTTGGTCGCCGTTCGCGCAGGACGGCACCCTCCGTTTGGATCTGGTGGCGCGCCGCAAGGTCGGTGGCATCTATGTCACCGTCACCGACGCCAACGAAGGCTTCTACGGCACGGGCGCGTTCAAGGAGGGTGACGGCCCCTCGCAGGAGCCGAAGATCACCCAGGACCGCTTCATGATCGAGCAGTCCAACTCCCCCTACGACACCGAACTGACCGAAGAGACGGAGCCGTTCTCCTTCACCATGGTCGACACCGCCGACCCGGTGTATCAGCGTCTGCGGAACAACCTTCCCCTGTATGACCAGAACGGCAACAGCCTCGTTGAGGATCCGGGCTGGACGAACGCCGGGTATGGGCGTCTGCTGAACGGGCAGAACCCGGGACGCCAGTTCTTGTTCCTGCGGGAGCGGTTCTGGAACGGTCTGCCGGTGTGGTCGGTGACGGGTGTGGCGTTGGCCCGCCTGGACGACATCGGTAACTCGAAGCAGGACAAGAAGGATTCCGAGGGCGCGAAGCTCACCTACCTTCCGGTGGATGATGGCCGGTTCATGGCCTACCAGGACGGCGAGTTGCAGCCGGTCATCACCTACACGTGGTGGGGTGGTGCGGGGTGGACTGCGTTCGGCGGCACCCCTGAATTGTCTGCCAC